GTAGTCCCAAGCAGTGGGATGGTCTGCTTATTGACCGCCCTAGTCAGCGCCTGGAGCTCCGCGTCATCTGTTACAAGGTCCTGAACGGTGTAGTCTATATCCCGATCCACGTATTTAATCGTAAAGCTGTTCGGTATATCTTTGTAAGCGCGCTGTGAATAAGAAACAGAATTGGCGACCACCTGTGTATCAAGGTTAATCACCGTGATATCATCCGGCAGGACCTCTTCATCCACAAAAGGTGTATAAAGGCCATTCCACTCAACCAGGGTCAACCGCCCTGCCGCGCATATTTCGTCCTGAATAGCCTCAAAGCTGTAGCTCTGACATATAGCCCTGTTGTATTCGTACCCGTAGGCATCCGCTTTGTCTGCCGCTGTTGCAAAGGCTCCGAGGTCCAAGTGCTCCTCGGGGATTCCCCTGCCTAGCTCCTGGTTTGTAAGCAACCACTTGAGAGCCTCGGCGGGGTTACTGGGTCCTCCTGTAGCTAAAATAGATATCGTAGGTCTAGCAAGTTCACCCGTGTTGTCTTTTATACGCAACAGCAAGCAGGACGTCCCGTTGAAGTCACAAGTTTCAACTACCCCGCCGGGGTCTGTGATCGTCACAGAGTCAAGATATATGCTCCCCTCTACAGGTAGCGTGACATATTCCGCGACGTCGTTAAAACTGACCCCTAACAGGTCCGCGATAGCTTGCGCTTCGCTCTCGGTTATTGGCGTGCGCTTGTCTCTCAAAGCCTTGTAAAAGGTGTCTAAGTCGCTGCCTACGGACGTTAGCGCATCGATTAGATCGTCGCGTGTTTTCCCGGCCGCATAGAGCATTTGGTAAAGGGTTAACATCGATAGCTTAAGGCGCAAGATGACATAATCTCCGCGCTCTACTATTACCTTAAACTTGCCTTTATAGGGCAGGTTGAAGGTATAAGTCGTTGCCTTTGTCCCGGGGACCTTCTGTGTATAGCTATCCTTACCCGCCTCAACCGTTTGGGTTGCGTAAAAATACTGGCTATGCCACCCTAAGTCATACTCTGACTCCCCGGGAACATCCTCCAGGTATTGGATCTTAACCCGCCATCTCTGGTGGGCGCCCTGCTCTGGCCACTCATGCATGAGCCGGATAGACAGAGAAACAGGGCCGTTGCCCTCGTCGCTGTCGTGCGTGCTGATCATCGCATAGCTTTCAGCCACAGGGTCAGCCTTAAGACCAAAAACATGCTTGCCTGATACGTTCCAGGGGAAGCTAATTCCACGCCCGTTCGGATAAAATTTAAACCAAGAGTGGTCCTTGTCCTTTAGCTGCTCATTCGTCGTATAGTCTGGCATTTCCTCAATCTTGTAATCATTCACCCAGATTTGGTGGATAATATTTTCATATTCCCCATTGCTCAAGCTCTTCCAGTCTTCTCCAACCGCCAGTACTAGCCACATATTACTGAATTGATCCCCATCGAGGCGGTAGTGGAGCAAGGGCAAGGGGTACCGGCTAGTACCAAAAAGCAGCGGAACCGGCGTCTGTGATGTTGTTTGAGCCGCCCAAGGACCGGCCCCAACGCCTGGATCTGAGAAGGCATCCATCTTTGGCTGTCTAATGTTAAACTTTGAAGCACTCTTCAGGTACATGAAAGCGGCCCCAGCAAGCATCCACCCAAATAGGGGCACACCCAAAAATGGTACAGCCACCCTAACACCTCCCCTCTGTATCAGGCATTATTAAGGCCTCAATCATGTAGCGCCGCCAATATTTCATGTTTGATCTCGCAATCCTGCCACCGGCTACATGAATAAAATAGTTGTTATCGACACAAATTCCAACGTGCCATTGGTACTGAAACATCAGTCCCAAAAGATCGCCTGGGGCCGGATCTTCTCCAGCCCCCCTACTCTTCCATCCTAAGGCCCCTCTCACTTGCGGCCACAGTGTGTTAATTTCGCAGACCCTGTGGCATAGATTGCCCAAGGGGTACCCATACACCCACGCCACAAAGCGTAAGCAGTTTGGCGCTGGGCCATCCCATTTGTCTGCCGGCGCTCCAGGTTCTCCTACCCTAGAAAGAGCTCTGGCCACAACTTCATCCCGCGTATATTTAGGCTTCCACATCAGCGCCATAGTATCCTCCGTTGCCTGGCTGCCACATGCTCAAAGCCTCCAAAGTTTGCGTCGTTGTTTAGGACCTGGCATGTGGGTTTTGTGTGGTCACAAGCCGTAGCTGTGCCATTATATTTACAACGCTCACCCTTGAATTTGTGGCCGCAATTCAAAGATAAAATGCGTGGAGGAAAGGGGTTTCTGGCGTCAACAACAGAATGTGCCACAGTAAAGGTGATTGTGCCAGAGTCGGAGGCCATGGTCCAATCCTGGATATAGCCGTCTATAAGCACTACAGATGAGCCAGCATCCATGGGGTCCACATCAGCCAAGAAGCGTCGCAAAATACACCGCTTGCCCCTGAAGTCTGTACCAGCCTCAATCATGCTCCTAATATCTCGGTTCTGAGTATCGGGCATAACTATCTTTACTTGCTTCTCGAGGCTGTCTATATCGAGCCTTATGCCCTCTCGCTTGAATGGGTATGGGATAAAGTCCCGCTCTTCATAAATTGACGCGCTGCCTAACCCTCTAAAGGACCCATGCCCCTCAAATTCAAGCTCAAACCACGCGCGTTGCCCTGAAGCATATAACGATACAAAAGCGTCGCTCGTGTCAATTGGGTTGTCGTATTCGTTTATGGGTTCTGTTGAGGTGGTCACCTTCAAGGCCTTTGCCAAGGTCGTACGTCCTATGGAGGCATCATTGACAAAAATTGTAATGCGTTTATATGCAGCCTCATAAAAAACGGCAACAAAAGATCCTCCAGGAGTACAGGCGACCATTAGGTTATTATAGTTAGCCACCCATCCTGTATTGATAACCTTCTCGGTAGGGGCCACGTCTCCGGCCTCCCACATCCAGAAACCTATTTCACCGCGCGCGCCAGCGCCAAAAAAGCGATAAGGGCCATCCCCGGAGCCATATATTGCTATATGCCCCCCGTCGGGATATGTGGACCGGCTGAAGGGCACCTCTGAAAAAGCAAGGCCCGAGGTGACAATATACATTTTGTCTGGCTGTTGATAATAGGACCATATCCCGTTAGCGTTGAGCAGCCAAGGCGATATATCACACCATAACGGCGCACTTCCCAGGGTCCCAAGATCAACAACGCGGATATTATTCTGGATCTCATAATGGACCCATGAGCAATGCCAATCTATCGGGTAGGGGTATCCAGCGTCCCAGTCATACTGCCATATATCCGCCTGTGTGGCGGTCTCTTGCCATACCATGCCGGAGGAAAAGCGGGCAATATGGGCATCCATTATGAAGGTGTCCCCATTGTCGCTCCAGGTCATAAAAGGGATCAATAAACTGCCATCGGCCAACTTTGCAAGGCAGGGGAAAGGATCCCCGCGCCCCATGTCGCCTGTAAAGCCCGTATCGACAACCGAAAGGCCAGCCAAGTAGGATGTGACAGCAATGGCATCCGCTAGCCCCGCTACCGTTGCAAGGTCTATCCCAACGACCGCCTTATCGCCTGCCCAAACTGCTGCCGTAGGTGTTGACGTTGCCGTTGGGATCAACCTTGCCCCTGCCGGATCGGCCCCAAGGACCCCAGCCCAATCACTCCAGCGCCAGAGCACCGCGCCTGTTGTGGGATCCACCTTGTAAAATTCCACCTTGTGATGGTTGTTTGACACCCACAACTCGGTGTCTTGCGCCAAGTATAAGGGGTAAAAGTTTTTATCTAGCGTGCTCGTTGCTAGCCCCGCGCCCCCGGCCTGATCAATTACCCCTGTTCCTGTGTCTATTCTGAGGGTTTTAAGCTGCCCTCCGTCATAGTAAAAAAGCCTCACGTGGGTATCGTCCACTGCGCGCAGGCTTAGGATCTGCATTGTGCTTGTTAGTGTGGCTCCCGTTGCTTTTGTTTTAACCCCGTGAGCCGAGGCGGCCAAAATTTTATACTCGCCATACACTGTTTGGACCACACCGCCTCCAACTAGAGGGACAGCCCCACTCTCCCAGATCTGTCCTTTTGTTTGTGCCTCGTATCGCCACTCCCAGACCCAACCATCGCTTTTGTGATAAAACAATAAGCAATCGTTATGCTCTGCCGATTGGGCAATCGCTATTGATCCATCCACCCCATAGCTCTCTATTGTATTATTGGCGCTTTGTGCTTCGGATAACAGGGACCCCCATACCGTGGCAGGGTCGCCAATGGCCGTTGTCCAGGCCTTTAAGCCTCCCTGGTATAGGCGCGCACAATACAGTGGGGCCATTGGGTCCATGTCGCCCTGCTGCACAAACTTAATGCCGCTTAAAAAGGCAGTATCGGCTAAATAATCATATTGCCAGGTCCCTGTTGTGCTGTCCCATATCGCCCATGCAGGGCATGATATATCCTCCCAGCGGTACCCATTCCACACTTGGTCAAACCGCTTGCCCAGGATGTAATATGAGCCATTCTTCCAATATAACCCCACAATATCCTGAAAAGCGTGCTCAGTACCCCATAAGTCATGTGTAACGTCTACCTGGGGAACAAGGGATCCATAAGCCCACGCGACTAAACGGACTCCCCCTGTGTCTGTTTGTGTTGCAAAAAATACTTGCACATCCTCATTTATAAGCGCCTGAGAATAGGCCCAGGACCCATTCGGTTCTACGGTTACTCGTTCAGGGGTAAAGGGAAAGAAACTGGAAGCGGTCCTCCCAACCAAGACTTTGCCGGTAAAACTGTTGGGGCTATCTGTAAAGCCCCACCATTGTGAGCCGTCATAGACCTCGAGGGTTTCATGGTACTTTATGGCCCCCTCTCGCAGCTGATCCACGGCTTGTGCGTTAATTTCATTCCCGGCCATCACCCTACCCCCTTTTACAATCCCTCGTCATTGTTTATTTCGGCATCTGGCACCTGTACAAGCTCAAAAGTAGCACTCCATGCTTTCGTGGGCGTGTTTAATCGCGCAACGGCAAGCGTACTGGAGCCAAACCGCACAAAATATGTCTGGCCGTCGTCTGGATTCGTCCACTTGAAAGGCTTGGCGCGGCCCTCTCGATCCTCCCACAAGGACCAAAGGGCCGCCAGCTCTGACTCATCCAAATAATGCAAAACAACCGACCATTGTTTAAGTGGCTGTGCTGTGCGATATACCCTTTGCGCAAGGCCGCCAGGCGATGTAAAAATGGTAACATGATCTGATTGTTGGGTAGATACAACGCTTTGATTGCTCCAATTAGCTATGGGCAATGTAGAGGCTAAATATTGTTTCAATGTTATATCCGGCATCATATCACCCCCGCGACGGCTCCGCGCTCGTTTACATCACGGATTATATGGTTCTTCACTATTTGAGCCCCTGGATACTTAGCCATTGCCTCGTAAGTGATGCGCTCTAAGTCATTTTTATCCAGCACATTGATCACCACTGCACCAGGCGCCCCCTTGGGGATCACGCGCTCGCCCTTTTCAAGAATAGCCAACTCTTCGTTGCTACCTATGATCCCGCCCGTGTGGTAACGCCTAATAGGCCTAAAGGTTTTCGGCGATGCATTCCCCACAATGCCGCCTTCATGAAAGAATGAGAAAAACCCACCAAATAACCCCGTCAAGGCCTTACTGAGTACCATTTTGACCAGCTGTGCCGCTATTTGCTGCAAAACACTGGATAAGCTTCGCCCTTGTACAATCGCATCCGCGATCCCGTCTGTTAAGGATTTTGCCCACATGTCCGACTTTGTAAGCAAATTTTCAAAACCTTTGCCAAGCTCATCTGTTTTCTGCTTTGCGCTGTCCAATGTCGCCGCTACTTGCTGGCCTATACGTCTAGCCTCTTCAATGTCTGATCTGCTCCACTCCCGCTCCTTCCATGTCGAAGTTGGAATGGGCGCACCTTCATAGGCCGTCGCATAAGCCTGCTCTGCCTGTACGATCGCAATTGCGTCTATAATTTCATCATATTTGCGTTTAACCTCAACCAGTTTTTCTTTCCAGCGTTCGGTGTTGTCCACAATGTTATCCACAGCCGCGGGATAAACCCCATTGGCCAGGCTGTCAATATCCTCTTTGAGCTGGCTAAATACCTCCTTAAAATTCTCCTTTGCGGTATTGGCAACTTCGGTGTTTTTCTGTTTAACCTCTTCCTGTTTACTGACCAGCTCGTCCAATATAGCCTTCAACTTTTCCTGGTCTTCTACAGTAGGCCCTGGATAGCGCCCATACTTTTGATTGAATATCTCCCCGGCCTGCTCCATATATTGGCCGCGGAGCTCAGCCATCTTGGCGCTCATGCCGGTGACCTTTTCCTGCATGTCCACCAGGTCCTTGAGGCCCTTAACCACGCCAGCAATCGCTGCGGCTGTGGCTATAATAGGCGCACTGGGCCCAGATATAAGAGCTAAAAAAGCGGTCCCCAAGGCGCCAAGGGCGTTGATCGTTGCGCCAATAGCAATAAGCAAAGGGCCTCCTGCGGCCAACACAGCGGCAACCGCAAGGATCTTTTGCTTTGTTTCATCGCTCATTTTGCTTATTGCGCTGGTCGCTTTTTCAATTGCTGATTGCAATTTGGGCAATGCTCGCTCGGCTACGGCCACAATCTGCTCACCGATAGGCTCAAGGGCCATCATGATTGCATTCTTTGTCTTAGCCCATTTGTCACCCAGGGTTTCTGTCTTCCTGGATGTATCATCTATTATCCCGCCTGCTTTTTGCAGGGTTTTGACCAGCTCTTCAATTGAAAAACGCCCCTCACGGATGGCCTTTGCAAGATCAGGGCCCGCCCTGGAGCCAAAAGTTTCAATGGCAAGCCTTGTTGCTTCTGTATCAGATGAGGCGTTCTTTATGCGATCCACAAGGATCTGGAAAGCTTCTGCCGCGTCAGTCACACCCTCACGGGCCATCCTTGCTAGGCCTTGACGGAGTGCGCCAACCACCAGCTCTGTGTTGACGCCTTCTTTTTCAAACTGAGCCAACAGCGCAACCGCATTCTCAAGGCTAAACCCTAGTGACCTCATGGGCGAGCCGTACTTGTACAGCTGCTCTGACAGCTTGGCCATCTGAATTCCGGTCGCCTGTGAGGCGGCAAACAACTTGTCCATGAAGCCGGCCATCTCATCAGCACTTACGCCCCAATCTTGCATGGCCTTTGCGGATTGCGCAACAACAGAGCTCACATCCTCGCCCATCATGCGTGCCGCATCAAGGGCCTTTTTTGAAACGTCCGCCAGGGCGTCGCCTGTAAGACCGAGGCGCGTGTTGTAGTCCGCAAGCACCTTGGCGCTTTCCTCAAAGGATTGGGTCACTGTTCCAGCCATCTTTTTCCAGGTATTTTCGAGGGCCTTGAGGTCCTCCCCTTGAGCCCCAGTCCCCCTTGCTATCGTCGCAAGGGCCTTTTCGACATCAATGGAAGCTTTGGCGGCCGCTGTACCAATACCTGCGAGGGGTACGGTGAAAGCCTTTGACATCGCCCGGCCATAGTCGCCCATCTTTTTGGAAAGCTGGCGCATGTTTCGCTCAATCTTTTTCCAGGACCTCTCGAGGTCCGATAGGTCGGCCCCGAACACGTAAGTGATCCGCTTTGCCATTACCGCACCCCCTTTATTTGTTCTTTTGTTTCCGTTGTGCCTTGCGCTTCACATATTCTCTATATTGCTTCTCGCTCATTACTTGTCCATCTACCCATCGCCCCACCAATTCATCCGCCCTAATAGGCATCTTGAGATTGCCGGATCCATTCAGGAGCCAGGTGGCAAGGTGGGCAATTTTTTGATACTCCAGATACTCTTTATAGCGCCAAGCATAAATGAGGTCTTCCAACTCGCCCCAGGTAAGCCGCCATAGGTCCTCATGGGATAAGCCAAGAGGGCCGAGCGCGATTAGGACCATGTCCTTGATTGTCTGCACCCAGCCCTCTGGGGTTAGTTTTTTGTGTCGTCCTCGCCTTCGTCCTCGTCTACCTCCAGATCAACTCCAAATTGTCTTTGAAAAGCCTCGGTAAGGGCCTGTGCAGCGGCCGTCACCGCCTCGCTATATACGCCCTCCGAAAGATCCAACCACTCTCCTACTGTGTCGGGCTTTAGTTTTCTGTTACTATGCAGCAAAGCCCCCCAGATCAGCTTCACCCCTAGGTCAAAGTCGGTCGGATCGAAGCCGTTCTGCAGTAGCTCGGCCGGTGTTTTGCCCGTCTCCTGGATCAACGCGCGCACAGAATTGACCGTATACTTCAATTCGTGCTCCCGACCTGCCAGCTTAATTTTCATCAGATATCACCCCTAAGCCTGCGTTGACGTTGTTAAGGCACCAGTCCCCTGGAAGGATATGGAGAGCCCGATTGCGTCCTCGGTTGCAACCGTAGTGGTTACGCCGGTTATAACCGCGTCACCTTCCTTTTTGGGGTTGCCAGATCCGACGCCAAGGTCCATAAAGATCAGATGCACACTAGAACCTGCATCTACCAAGCTCTCCAGTTCGGCCTGGGCCGCGTCGGTTGGGTCATAAAAACACTCTATAGTGCCGCTCCAGCCCCTCTGGCCCCTTAGATATGCCTTCCAATCAGTCCCAAGCGTAGAAACGTCTATGGTGTTCGATGTGATCTCCAGCGTATAGCTTCTCACTTCACCAAAATTGGTTGGGGTCCCATTTACATCAATCTGCAATATTGCATATTTTCCTTCATGTACAGCCATTTATGTCTACCTCCTTATCTGGTGTAACCTCTGACCGTCAGGATCCCATGAAACCAGCCTGACGGGTCTTCCTGAACAACCAGCTCCTCAAAAAAATACCCTGACAGAACACCCCGGAGGATGTCTGCTATCTCCAAAACCTCTTTGCGCCCCTTATGCGCGCTCCAAATATGTATATCTACGCTCCAGGCGTTTTCTGTTTCATTCAAAAGTCGCCCCGGCAAGGCCTGTAACTGCCCTAGGACGATATAGGGCGAGGCTTGCTCTTGCGGGAGCGTATCAAAAACACCGGTCACCTTCACCATGAGCTCGGCGGATCCTGTTAGAGCGCTATATAGCGCGGCATGCACATCAACAAATGCCATTTACATCGCCCCCATTGCCCTAAGCAGGGCCTCTTCTAGCTCTTCTGTTGTCTGCTTCTCACGCGCTCTGGCGGCAGGGAATAGGAAAGGCTTGGCTGGAGCGTGCTTTGTGCCATATTCTACAAAAGGCGCATAAAAAGCATCAACCCCAGCCACCTTGCCCCCGGCTGATACTCTAGCCTCTAGTTTTTTCTTTGATACTGAATATCTGATACTTTTCTGTAATGTGCCAGTGTCAACTGGGCAACGGGTCCTTGCATCCTGTTGAATATCCCGCGCGGCTTCGCGAAGAACACCTATAACCTCCTTTTTGGCTTCTTTTGGCGCCTGTCTAAGCTCCTTTAAAACATCCTCCATGCCCTTTATGTGAATTGTGATCGGCATTTAGCTCACCTCTGTTTTACAGCTCATAATGAGCCAGCGCTTTTTGGTGTCATGCTTCACCCCTAAAATCTTTAGGCGTTCTCCGTCCACCTCGATGACATCTCCAGCTTGTGGTTGTACGTTAGCCACATACCTTATCACCACTTCATAATCGGCCAATTCCACGTCTTGCTGCGCCACCTGTGATAACATAGCTTTTGGTATGTCGATTTTTGCCCAGGTTGTCGCAAGAGGCTTTTCAGTTTCTATCCAACCTCCAACCCCATCGGGTTCATGGATAACGCGCAAAATCGCAATCGGGGTCCTGAGCTCTCCTATTCTCATAGCGTCCACATCCTCAATGGATCCAATAGGGCTTCAACCCCAAAGGGCACCGTGGCAAGGCGCTCTGTTGTCACCTGCTCGCGGTTTTCATACCAATGTCCAATTATAAGCAGCATGGCATGTTTGATTGCCATAGGCACATCAGACGCTGAGGCGAACCCTGCCACGAACTCAATAGTGATCCCGTTTATTTCGGGCAGCGTCACCCCTGGAGGCTCGTAATAGATCCGCCCAGGTAGGCTGTTTGTGTCTACAATATAGCTTGCCGGATCCACTACCACCTGCGCTCCGTCCGCGGTCTTATAAGTAAAACTAACCACCGCCGACAAAGGACACTTAGGAACTCTCACAGGGAAGACCGGCCACTCATCCATCGTCCATACCCATGTCTGTTCTGGGATTGCCCATTTCAAATATTGCTCAGCATATGCCCTTGCTGTAGATATTAAATGTGCAATATATACATCATCATCATTGTGTGTTACCCGCACATGCGCCTTTGCTTCGTCTAATGTTATAGGTTCCCATTTAGGTGGGGTCTTTAAATATAATCCCATTTCCTACCCCTCCTATTTGCCGCGTTTTTTCTTGGCTTTTGCTGCCTTGGCGCGTGTTACAGCCTTTTGTTCCGGCTCTATAACAGCTTCCTCAATCACGTGCGGGCTTCCTACATACTCCGCCGCACCAGAAGAAGTCAACGCTGCGGCTAACGCATGTTCTATGTCATATTCACGGCCTGCATGATATACACCCCAGGGCCCTGCTGCTGTTTTGTTCATCTTTATCCGTACCATGTCGGACCCCCTTCCTGGTAGAAAAGGCGGCCAGGCAAAGCCCGGCCACCCATCATTTAACCGCTATCCTATATCCTATGGCTTAGGAAGCGGCCATTTGGATTCTGGCGAAGGCGCTCTCTAGTACGGGCGCACCGTCGCTCCACATACGGCCTATGAACCCTACCTGGTTATTTGCCGCGTACAACTCATTGAGCCTCTGAATC